TGGAAGCGTCCTGTCTCCGCCCGCAAGGGAACTCTAGGGCGCGCCGGGTGCGGCATCTTCTCAACCTACTGGAGCAGACATGGGAACCTTTTTGACGATCTTTGCCGTTGGGCCATTCGTGCTCATTGGCGCGGCAATCAGCGCATTTCTGTGGTTCTGGATCGCGGCTCTGGCGTTCGGCTTTATCCGAAGCGTATTCAGGTAACCCTTTCGCGCGCTCCTGGTCAGCGGATAGGCTCCGCGGCAACACATACGGGCCGGTGAGCGCGCATCTAACAACTAACGAGTGCTGATATGGCTGCTAACAGCGAGAAAACAGCGACAAAAGCTCGCGGCAGACCGTTCCAGAAGGGGCAAACAGGAAACCCGACCGGTCGCCCTAAGCGCACCGCAGAGGAACTGGATCTGATCGCCGCATGCAAGGCCAAGACGCCTGATGCGCTGGCCGTAATCGACTCGATCATGCACGGTGGCGAGAACGAACGTAACCGTCTGTCTGCCGCAATGGCGATCATCGAGCGGGGATACGGCAAGCCGACGCAAGGTGTTGAGCTAACCGGCGCAGATGGCGGCCCGGTTGCATTCACCAGTATCGAGCGAAAAATTGTCCGTCCTACAGATACCGACGCCTGAAGTCTTCCTTCCGCTGCTGGCTGACACTGCGCCAGATGGTCGACCCGCACGCTATAAGGCTGCGCATGGTGGCCGCGGCTCTGGCAAGTCTCACTTCTTCGGTGATTTGTGGCTAGACGAGAACGTAAGCGGCAAGTATGACTTCGTGTGTCTGCGCGAAACACTCAAGTCGCTTGAGTTCTCCGTTAAGAAGTTGCTCGAAGGAAAGATTGCGCAGTTCAATGCGGGCGCATATTTCGACGTGCAGGATCGGCGCATCCTCTCGAAGCTAGGCGGCGTGACGATCTTCGAGGGCATGCAGAACCACACAGCCGAATCGATCAAGTCGCTTGAAGGCTTTGACCGCGCATGGTTCGAGGAAGCGCAGAACGGCAGCGATAAGAGCCTGACCATGCTTCGCCCGACCATCCGTAAGCCAGGATCGCAATTGTGGTTTGGCTGGAACCCAAGCAAGGCGACCGACCCCGTAGATATGCTGCTTCGCGGCCCGGAGTTGCCGCCTGGCGCGATCGTCGTTGAAGCGAACTACCTAGACAACCCGTGGCTGCCGCAAGAGCTGCGCGACGAAATGGAGTTCGACAAGCGGCGTGATCCTGACAAGTACGCGCACGTATGGTTAGGTCAATACCAGCAGAACAGCGAAGCGCGCGTGTTCAAGAACTGGCGCGTCGAAGAGTTCGAGCGACCGGAAGGAACCATATTCCGCCTTGGTGCGGATTGGGGCTTCTCTGTCGACCCTACGGTGCTGATCCGCTGTGACATTCAAGGGCATCTGCTCTACGTCGATTACGAGGCGTATCAAGTCGGCTGCGAGATCGTGAACTTGCCGGAACTGTTCATGAGCGTTCCCGACGCTGAGAAGTGGCCGATCACGGCTGACTCTGCGCGGCCGGAAACGATCAGCCACATGCAGAAGAACGGCTTTCCGAAGATTCGGCCGGCAATCAAGGGCGCGAAGTCGCTGGAAGAGGGCGTTGAATTCCTGAAGTCGTTCGACATCATTGTTCATCCGCGCTGCAAGCATCTGATCGATGAACTCTCGCTCTACAAGTACAAGGAAGACCCGTTGACGGGCGCCATCCTGCCGATTCTCGAAGACAAGGATAACCACGTCATCGACGCGCTGCGATACGCCTGTGAGGGCGCACGGCGCGCCGGCAAGGCTCCTAAACCCTCTAAACCTGTTGTCCGTCGCCCGATTGTCGGTGCTGGCGGCTGGCTCGCATAAATGGCACGCAAAAAACAGGAAGACCCCAAGGCAAAGATCGTTGCCGAAGCGAAAGAGCGTTTCGCGCGCTGCGAGGAAGCCGAGAGCGAGTTTCGCAAGCGCTTCGTTGAAGACCTGAAGTTCGCCAATGGCGACGCCGACAACGGCTGGCAATGGCCCGATCAGATCCGCAACGCACGCGAAGGCGATCAGCGGCCGTGTCTGACGATCAACAAGACGCGTCAGCACAATCTACAGATCATCAACGATGCGAAGCAGAACAAGCCTAGCGTCAAGACGTTACCGGTGGACGGCGATGCAGACATTGAAATCGCGAAAATCCTCGATGGCATCATTCGTCACATCGAGTACAACAGCCACGCAGAAATCGTCTATGACACTGCCACTGAGTTCGCTGTACAAGGTGGCATTGGATACTGGCGTGTTGTCACGGAATACGCCCACGATGGTTCTTTTGATCAGGAAATCTTCCTCCGTCGAGTAAAGAACCCGCTAACGGTCTATCTTGATCCGGATATCGAATCCGCAGACGGCTCAGACGCGAAGTATGGCTTCGCGTTCGAGCAGATGACGAAAGCCGAGTTCGAGGCGACCTATCCGGGCGAGAAGGCTGCCGACGTGCAATTCGGCGATGACTCATCGAAGGGCGATTGGATCGGCAAGGACAAGATCCGCGTCTGCGAGTATTTCCGCAAGACGAGCAAGAGCGACACGCTTGTTGCTCATCCTGAGCTTGGCGCGGTCATGCTGTCCGATCTGCCGCCTGATGAGCAGAAGAGGGTTGAGGGTGACGCGTCAATCCAGCGTCGCACGGTCAGCACGCCGCAGATCACCTGGTATCTGCTCGCCGGCGACACGATCATCGACGAAAAGCCGTGGCCCGGTCGGTATATCCCGATTGTGCGCGTCATCGGCGAAGAGATCGTCATCGACGGAAAGGTCGAGCGCAAGGGCCACACGCGCAGCATGAAAGATGCGCAGCGCATGTACAACTACATGAGCAGCGCAAACGTCGAGTACATCGCGCTACAGACCAAGACGCCGTACATCGGGCCGAAAGAGGCGTTCGAAGGATATGAGGGCGAGTGGGCGCAGGCGAACAAAGACAACCTGCCGTATCTGCCCTACAACGCCCTGCGCGAGGATGGATCAGAGATCCCCCGCCCGGAACGTTCGCAGCCGCCTGTTGGCGCTTCTGCGTACCTGCAAGGCATGCAGACGGCACAGCAAGAGCTAATGATGTCGTCCGGCCAGTATCAGGAGCAGTTCGGGCAGCAATCGAACGCTCAAGCTGGCGTGGCGATTCAGGCTCGGCAGCGTCAGGGCGATCGCGCGACGTATCACTTCATCGATAACGTTGCTCGCTCGATCCGCTATACCGGCCGCGTGCTGATCGACCTGATCCCGAAGATTTACGACACGGCACGAGTCGTGCGGATCTTGGGCGAGGACGGTACAGAGACGTTTGCTCAGTTCGATCCGAATCAGCCGCATCCGGTGTCGACGCCTGATGGACGGCCCGCACCGCCGCAGGACCAGCGCGACCATCTGAAGGACGTGCAACTGATCTACAACCCTGGCATCGGCCGCTATGACGTGACCGTCGAGGTTGGCCCGAACTACGAGACGCGCAGGCAGGAAGCATTCAACGCGCTCACGCAGATCATGAGCCAGGATCAAGAGCTGATGAAGGTTGCCGGCGACCTGCTGTTCAAGGCTGCTGACTTCCCGATGGCTGACGAGGTTGCCGAGCGTCTGCACCGCACGATCCCGCCTGCGATCTTGGGCGAAGGCCCGACGCCTGAAATGCAGGACGCCACGCAGAAGATGCAGCACATGGGCCAGATGATCGAGCACTTGACGCAGCAGCTTCAACAGGCGCAGCAGGGCAAGGAGCAGCAGGATACGAACATCAAGGCCTATGACGCCGAGACGAAGCGCCTGCAAGCACTCGGTCAGCCGCTTGATCCTGAACTCGTCGCGCACGTCGCTACGCAAGTCGTCATGCAGATGATGCAGACCGGCGCGCCAGAGGGCAGTCCACCGCAAACGCAAGACCCCACACAACAGCAACCGCCTTCGGGCGGTTTTTTGTTGCCCGCTCAACAGCAATAAACCGTACCGGTGCGGCATCACCGGGCTAAATCCTCTTGGACTCGTCCATGCAAATCGAAGAAAACGCATTGCCGCAAGAAAACGTCACGCCTACGGAGTTGGAACAGGCGCAACAGCCCGCTGAAGTCGTCTCTGAACCGGGCGCAGAGCAAACCGCTGAGGTAGTCGAGCAGTCGCAAGAGCAGCAAAAGCCCAAAAACGATTGGGTTCAACGACGCATCGACCAACTGACGCGCGAGAAACACGAAGAGAAACGCCAGCGAGAAGCACTCGAAGCGCGATTGCGCGAGCTTCAGCCGCAGCAGGAGACGACTGGGCAGCCGATGACGGCCGAACAGATCCGATCCGAAGCCAAGCGGCTGATCGAGCAAGAGCGATTCGACGAGGCTTGCAACAAGGTATTCGACGCGGGCAAAGGTGACTTTGGGGCGGAGTGGGATTCGTCCCTGCGCACGTTCCAAATGCTCGGCGGCGCATCGCCCGACTTTCTGCAAGCCGTCACGTCGATGGATCACGGTCACAAGGTGCTTCATGCACTCGGCCAAGACCCTGAGACGGCTGAACGCGTGCTTTCCCTTCCCCCGTTGCGAATGGCTCTCGAACTGGCTCGCCTAGAAGCGAAGGTCAGCGCGAGCGCACCTACCCCGAAACCTGTTTCCAAAGCGCCCGCACCGATTACTCCGGTCGGCGGGAAGTCTGCGCCTGTCGAGCCGGCTGAGTTCGCCTCGACCGCGGAATACATCGCTTGGAAGAAACGAAACAAAGGCTGATTACTTAGATGGCAAATACGCTTCTTACCCCGACCAAGATCCTCGACGAATCGCT